TCCTCCAAGGCGCGACCGCCATCGACGCGGTCTACAAGCCAATCTATCGGCGCAACAACGGACGACTCTGGAAGAACGGCCGCAACGTCAGCGGGGTGAAGTCCTTCGACAAGCGGGTGGTCGAGCAGAAGCCCGACCTCGACACCTACATCGCCCAACGCCAGGAGACGGTCGGTGCCATCAAGTCGGGCTGGTACAAGGCGCTGATGTCCCTCCCCCGCCCCGTCATCAACGGCGTGGAGAAGAACGCGGGCTCGAAACTCCGCAAGGCTGGCTGGATCACGAAGCACAACAGCGTCCCGGGCAACAGCGCATCGACCTTCACCGACAAGCTCGCCGAGGTCACCATCCGTAATCTGATGGGCAACATCTACGGCATCGCCGACCAAGCGGACACCCTCGGCCTCGTCTACGGCAACCGCGTCAAGCAGATGCCCGCCAAAATCCAGCGCCTCATCGCCGACGACGTGGCCAAGTTCAACCGCAAATAACCAACCTTTATGGGCACCAAATCCATCCGCCACATCGTAGAGTCCACCCTTGCGACCTACCTCTCGACCCAAACGGGGCTGACCTCGGTCACCTTCCTCACGGGCGACAGCGCCGTCACCCAGACCCTGCCCAAGGCCGTCGTCCTCTGCGACTCCGCCCGCCCGCCGGCAAGCCTCCAAGAGGGCGAGGGGAACTACGATTGCTCCGTCCGCATCACCCTTTTCTCAAACGCCGACGACACGACCCTCGCCGATCACCGTGCCCGCTGCGCCGCCTTGGTCGGGAATATGCGTGACTTGACCAGCATCAAGGCCGCCTTCGTCTCCGGCGGGGACGCGACCTGTTATGACGTCAGCATCCTCTCAGAGGACGAGGGGATTGACGAACGCAGCTGGGCGACCTCCTTTGCCTTCTCGGTCATCACGGTCCTAGCCCCGTAAGGTTTCCAACCCTTGCAAAAGTAATCATGGCTGCCGTATCTACTGGAACTACTTGCCTCTTTGGTGTCAACGGGACGGTCACGAACCTTTTTGTCCAGTCCTACTCGGTCAACGCCACCTTTAACCTGTCTGGCACGGTAGCCGATGAGACTGGCCTGACCAAGACGGCCCGCTACGACGACCGCAAGACCGAGATTACCGTCGACGGCATCTGCAAGACTTCCTCGATGCCAGTCCTTGGCGCTAGCTTCTCCTTTACGATTAACGCCGACACGGCCTACCCAAGCGGCTCGGCTTCGACTTCCTACAGCGGCACCATCACCGCCATCTCGCAGAAAGGGTCCAACAAGGACTTTACCTCGGTGTCTATCACGGCGACGGACTACGAAGGCGTAACGCCTTAATTGACCCAGCCCCTACTAGGGGCATAGTCACGGCGTGGACCATCGCTTTCTAAACGCCTTCATCGACCCGGCTCCCTTCAAGTTGCTGGGTCGTTCGCTTTATCCGTGGTGCCTCAAGTACCGCGTGCGACTGATGGCTTTCAAGTCCCCGCTGATCACGGGCGACGGTGGAGTCACTCCCGCCGACCTTATCTTCGCCTGTCAGGTATGCGCCGAAGAACCATTGGGCGAGTTAGCCTTTTGGGACAAGTTACGCATCAACCGACTGAACAACGACCCAGTAAAGTTTGAGCGCCTCCTCAAGGCCTTTGCCGGGTATGTCCTGGTCAACGACTGGCCTAAGTTCTGGGAGCAGGACGGTAAGAAAAGCGGCGGTGACAACGGCGTGCCTTGGCCCTTGGCTATCGTCGCCAACCTCATCGCGTCAGGCATCGAGGAGAAACGGGCATGGGAGATGCCGGAGTGCCAAGCCATCTGGCTGAACTCCGTCTTCGCTATGCGGAAGGGGGCAGAGCTTAAGATTATGACCCCCGAGGAGGAGGCCTATATGGCAGCCGAGCAGGCCGCGTCTGCTTCCACTCCGGCAAAGGAGAAGACCGACTAACATGGCCCAATCCCTCGAAGTAAACATTAAGACGACCTCGGACGTTCCCCAGGCGATGGACAAGGCCAAGGCCGCCACCGTCTCCTTCGGCAAACAGGTCGAGGACATTCAAAAGAAGTTCAGCACCGCCTTTAAGGACATCTTCCTCGGCTTCACCGCCCCAATGGTGCTTATTCAAGGCGCGATGCAAATCATTTCCTCAGCCATCGCAAAGGCAAAGCAGGACGCCAAGGAAGGCCTTGAGTTGATTTCAAAAGGTGAAACGATTTACGCGAACCAAGAAGAACGCCAAATGGCAACTTTCTTCAAGGCTAAGCGGGCACGCGAGGAGGAGATTGCTCTGGTGGAAAAAGGAAAAGCCGAATTGGCTCGTCGGTTCATGACCGAGACGGAAGAGGGAAAGCAAATGCGTGCCCGCATCAATTCTGGTCGGGTTGCAGGCCAACAACAGTTAATGACGATCGAGGAGATGATTGCCATGCCTGGAGTAAAAGAAGAGGCTCTTCGTCGCTTCTTGGAGTCCAAGGAAGGTCAAGCCTACAAGCCAATCTTTGAACAGGCCGTAAAGAATGCAGAGACGTCGCCGACATCGGCTCCGACTGGCTTCAAGACCCCCGAAGGTTTCGGCAACGTCGTCGGCGTCGGCGCTAACCCTGTCATTGAGGCCATGGGCCTTCAACTTGAAGAAGCCCGTAAGATGACCGCCTTGCTTGAGTCCTTAAACAACAAGACACCGGGCGGCGGCGTACCTGTAGACTTTACTAAACCCCAACCACTCAACGCCGCTTCGCGAAGTGGCAGTATCTAATTTATGGCTATCGTAAATACAGGCGCCACGCTCGTCGCCCCTATTCTTCAATCAGGCTGGACGGTCGTCTCTGACGGCTTTGGTCTGACCACCTCGGTCAGCGTCTACAAAGGCGACACGACCACTGACGTAGCCGCGTTCTTGGTCAAGGGTACGGCGCACCCCGACGCATCCTACTCTTACCTTAAAATCGACAAGTGGCGCATCAGCTGGGACGCCCTAGACATCGCCACGATCACGGTCGACTATGTCGGCATCGCCCCATCCGTTAACGGCGGCCTATTCACAAACCCGAACACCTCTGGGGCTAACGGCCTGACAAGCGAACCAATCACATCGCACCCCAGTTTCTTTGTCTTAGACGCCGCCTATGCCGGTGCAATCGCTGGCACAGCCCCTTACACTCAGTCACCTACTGGCCCAATCGTTCAGAGCAGAACGCAACCGATCACGCTGTCTCAATCCTTTATGGGTAGCAACGGCGCTTGCTTTGAGACAGAGAACGGCGGTCGCTTCATCGGCTTTGTGGACCCGACCTACCCAAGCCTCTACGGCAAGACCAATTACCTAGCCACGACGACCTCTTACTCGGGCGTGATGTATTTCACCGTGGAGGCTTCTGTCCTCGGCTTGCTTGACTATTTAAACACGGCAACTGCGACTACTGCGTGGGGTGCATATGACCTCTTGCCTGACTGGGCGCCTGTTGGAACCGCGTCAGGTATTGGTAATAAGAACCTTCTTTCTCAAATCAACGTAGAGATGTACGGGTCGCTTTATAAAGTGAACTACGAAATCCGCTTTGCAAGAAACGGCTGGGATGCCTTTGTCTACTCAAACATCTAATGAGTATCCAGCCAGGAGTCGGCTATTCGTTTAAACAGTCAAGCAGCGGCACGGTCTTTGACGTTGACCAGCCTTACACGGACCCTGCTCCATTCGTACCCCCTGAGCAGTTTGAAGTCCTAGTGTCTGGTAACAATGTCTTTACCTGCAAGGGCCGCGTGATCACGCAAGACGTCTGGGCGGGTACAGGCCTCGACGCAACGTCTGCTGAGTATGACCTGACTGGCATCTGGGCTTACCCTACGGGCTCAAAGACTACGGGCTCAAATGCCTCTAGCCCTTGGGGAGACTCGGAAGGGTTTATCACGATTGCCAACGCCGCTGCCGAAGGTTCTGACAGCTGGGGCGTCTACATTGTCCGGCAACCCCTTAACCAAGCCTCGGAGTTTCGCAGTCCTGCTTTAGTTATAATGGCTGACGGAAGCGACGCCTTTGACAAGACGACCCCTTGGGGCGAGGCTGACACGACCGACAGCATTAGACTCTACGGGTATATCGGTGCAAGTGCCCTAGACGTAGACGGCTCACCTGCTGGCTATTTAATCGGCGGCACACAGACATCTCCTATTCAATATAACTACAACTGCCAACGGGTATTAGTTGCTTCTATCATTTGGAACGGAACGACGAACTCTTGGGATGTAAGCCAGAAACTTATTGGGACGATTACTCTACCAAACATCATTCAATTTTACGGACTCGTTTTAGTAGTAGACGGTGACCCTTCTCCGTTTACTTACTGGCCTCAGTATGACGCAGAGTCTGACGCTTGGAACGGCGCTTGGAGCGGGTACGCCAAGCCGACAATCCTAACAAGTGTCATCTCTCCTAGTGGGATGCCCGGCTAACCCCTCCCCCCTTCCACTTCCCGCATCAATAAGACGCCATGACCTGCTCGACCTCTGTCACATTTAAGCGCGGCACGACCTTCGCGGCGACCGTCACCTACACCCCCGAGGCGGGCGGTCCGGCTAACTTGCTGACGACCACGGTGACCTCATCGGTCATCGACTACTCTGGGGCGGTCTACCCCCTGACGATCACGATGGCGGGTAACGGCCTGTCCTTTGTGGCGGCCTACTCCCCGACCGACGCTTGGACCCTAGGCGGGGCTCGGTGGGATATCCGCTTTGCTTACAGCTCGACGGTCTTCTACTCGGAGACCATGCGCCTCAACGTCATCGACCAAGTCACCGCTTAACCTATGTCCATTACCATCTCATCCGAGGTTCTTGGGACGCTCTCGGTCACGGTGGCTGAGACGACTGGGGTTCTGTCGGTCTCTGTCCTAGCGACGGCTCCGGCTGTCCTGTCGATGGAACTGGGTACGCCCGGCCCTTCGCCGACGATCACGGTCGGGACGACGACAACCCTTGCTCCTGGTTCGCCGGCTACGGTGACGGACGTGGGCACGGCTCTCGCGGCGGTCTTCGACTTCGGCATCCCCGCCGGCCAGACTGGTGCCACGGGGGCTACGGGGGCTACGGGTGCGACTGGCCCAGGAGTGGCAACTGGCGGAACCACCGGGCAACTCCTCGCCAAGGCATCTGGCACGAACTACGATACGACTTGGACGACCGTCATCCCTGGAGACCGCTATCTGACGTCCTCGACCACGAGCAACACGATTGGCAACGGGAACAAGACCTTTACGATTGGCACGGGCTTGTCGTACACGCCGACCCAGAACATCACCATCTCCTACGACGCGTCGAACCATATGCACGGCGAGGTGCTGACCTACAACTCGGGCACGGGCGTGCTAACGGTGGACATTAACCACCACACGGGCACGGGGACTTACACCTCTTGGGTCGTTAACGTGGGCGGGGTTACCCCTGCGACCTCGGTGGCTTGGGGTGATTTGACAGGTACGCTCAGCTCGCAGACTGACTTGCAGACGGCGCTCGACCTCAAGGCCACGCTAGAGTCGCCGACTTTCACGACCCGCATCTATACGCCGGCTATCCGTAACATCCTTAACACTAACCTTGAGGTAGACGCTTACAACGACACGGGAGCAGGGACACACTTCCTGCATAACTTTAACGCCAATGACGGCAGACTAGTCCTGGCTACAAACGGCGGTGGCTTAACTTTCCCAGACGCAACGACTCAGACTACGGCTGGTATCCCTGACGCTCCGAGCGACGGAACCCCTTACGTCCGTTTAGACGGCGCGTGGGAACAACTCATTATTACTTAACGCCATGCCCATTAATCTCTATTCAAAAGACTCGGTCGACGACTTGCTCGACGCTAAACTATCCATCACTTCGCTGTCCAACGCGGCGACCTCAACGCTCAACGCTGGCGTACCGACTGCCGGACAGGCTTTGACCTACGACGGCACCGACCTCATCTGGGCAACCGTCAGCGGGTCAGCCGCATGGGGTGCGATTACCGGGACGCTTTCGACTCAGACTGACTTGCAGACAGAACTCGATAACAAGGCTTCGCTTGCGTCTCCTCAATTTACCGGAACAACTACCTTTATTGGTGCGGGCGGTACGGTTAGCCTAAACGACCAAGCCCTCGATATGTCGGCATCAACGGCTGGCGGTCATATTATTGTCGGCACATCGGGCGTGACGTTTAGCGACTCGACCACGCAGACCACGGCGGCAGTCGCCCCACCTAGCGCTGACGTTATGACCGCCAATGCCATCGCCGCTAATATTTATTCTATGGGATACGGCGCAAGCACTTGGGTCGGCAGCGGCAATCCAAGTGTTGCAGGCTTAATTGGTTGGGGCATCCATAACGCAACGGACGGATATATTGCCTACAGTTATTCAAGTGGTAATAGCTTCTATCTGGCATCAAGCCCAACAACTTTAGCCAACTCATCTGTTCAAGTCTCTGGCTCTAACTCCTCCTTTTATATCGCCTAATGAAATCAACCTACCCATCTGACGGCTTCGCTGGTTTCGCCATCAACGGCAAGGCCCGCATTATCGGCGCCGTAAAGCAGGGCGTAGTCTGGAACAGCGCACCCGGCGTCGAGCCTCTCTTTGCCGAAACCGAAGCCGCCCTTCTCGCTCTCATCGCCGCCAAGGGTTACACGGTCGTCTCCCTTTCCTAATATGTCCTACCTCATCCTCTTCACCACCGGGCTCCTCATCGGCGTCGTCGCTGGCATCCTCGTCTACCGTAAGAACGGCGAGAAACTCAAGGCCACCGAAGCCAAGGGCAAGTCTATCATCGACGCGCTGAAGGGTCGGTAACCTTAAAACGGTCTAGACCAATTTACGATGCACCGTATTCTGGTCATAACATTACTCCTGGCGGGATGTGCTACCACACCCGACCCGACCCCCGACCCTGTCCCCGCTCAAGGGACGCTCGACGTTGTCGGCAAGAAGGAGGACAAGTTAGAGTCGCGGACCGCGGCAGCCGTCTCGGTCGCTAAGACCAACGCGGACCAACCCGCCATCGTCCGTGCCGAGTTAACGGTGGCAGAGGCCGGGCTCCCTAAGCCGTCCCCTGAAGACCTAGCCTATGCTCAGGCTCGTGCGCTCAAGGCCGACCCCAAGGCCTACGAGGCCAACGTCGCTAACGCCACCGCCGCCCGTGCCGATATCAATGCCATGTGGGCGAAGCTCGAAACGGAGCAAAAGCAGAACGCCGAGGCCATGTCGAAGATGGTCGAGCAAATCGACACATTAAAGAAACAGGTCGATGAGGCAAAGAAGGAAGGACAGCGGAACCTCTACACCCTAGTCGCCGCGGGCACGATGGTCCTCGGTGGTCTCGCCGTTGCCTTCGGTCGCGTCATGATCGGGGCGGGCTTGCTCCTCTCGGGCGTCTGCATCGGCGCCGTCCCCTACCTCCTCGACTCGCCTTGGTTCCTGCCTTCGGTCGGTGGCCTGTTCCTCCTCGGCCTCATCGTCGGTGGCTGGCACGTCTACATTGGGCACACTAAAGCCGACCACAATGACCCGCCGCAAAGCCCCTCAGCCTAAAGTCGTCTGGCGTCCTCTCGGCAAAGAGAAGGCATGGGGCATGGCTACGACCGACCCCGTTCATCCCCTCATCGAGATAGACCCCCGCTTGTCCCCGCGTCGCGAACTCGAGGTCCTCTGCCACGAGCAACTGCATATCTCGCTGCCGGACTTGCCCGAGGCTCAAATCGACCGCCTAGGCAAAGAGATGTCACGCACCCTCTGGTCTCAGAACTACCGCCGCGTCCTGATGGGTAAGCACAAGACCCCCGTGAGGATTAGCAAATGACCGCCGAGACCTTTTGCACGACCGTCGTACCGGGCATCGCTGGCCTAGCCTACCTCTTCGCCGGCGTGGCTAACCTCTGCACAAAGAACTACCTGATGGCTGTCGTCTGGCTGTCCTACTCGGTCGCCAACGTCTGCTTAATCTTAGTGACCCGCAAATGAGCCCTCCACCGCCCATCGACAGCGACTCCACGCAGTCCCTCGTCAAAGACGGGCTAGTGGCGTCCATCCTTGGGGGCTTGGCTATGACGGCACGGCTTCTTTTGTCGCAGGAACCCGTTACCCCTGGCTGGGTGTTGCGCCGTATCTCTGCCGCCGCGATCACCGCTGCAGTTGTTGGCTATGGCATCCAAGACCATATCGCTTCCCCTGGACTAAAAATGGCAGTTATCGGAATGTGCGGTTACGCCGCGCCCGAAGTCACGGACATGGCTCTACGCTGGATAAAAGCAAAGGGCGAGGCCGAGGTCGCCAAGGTCACGAAGAAACCCAATGGCAAAAAGAAACCAAGCAAGCGAGGCAAGTGAGTCGAACGTGATGTGGGCCACCGTGGCCCTGCTCATCTGCTCTGCTCTCGGTGCCCTCTCGGTGGCGATTATCACCGACCACATCCTCAGCTCGTTTGCCAACTCCTCGACGATGGCCCTCCTGATCACGGACGCCGGCACGAAGAGCGACGACGTGGGGCTTGAGCGCCAACTGACCTCGGCGACGATGGGGCTGAAAGCCTGCCGCGACCTAGGTTGGGCTCTGGCAGTCGGGTGCCTAGGGGTGGGGGTAGCGGTCTTCCTACGCTTTCGACGGGCAAACGCCTCCTAGGGCAAGCCAGAGGGGTCTATGGGGGTAGCCATAACACGCCATAGGTGGCGTCTTTGGAAACTAAACAGGGGTTAAAGTGCCAAAGGTGGCGTGTCATAAGACCTTTAGCAGATAGGCCTTGACGTTAAACCTAAAGCCCTCACAACAGGAGGAGTACCCAATACCTATGACCACCCAAGCCAACACCGACCTAGCCAACCGCCTTATCAATATGCACGCCGCCTGTAAACGCCGCAAGGGAGGCAAAGCCGAATGGATGAGCATTGCCGCCACTTTGATTTATCAGGCCACCGGGCAACACTTTCACGGCGCCGCTTATTGCGACGGCTTTTTACTCAACGCCTTGCGTCAAATTGCCGCTAAGTAATAACCCCCAACAATCCAACCCATGAAACTCCTCCTCGCCCTGCTCGCTGGTCTAGCCCTGACCGCCTACATCCTCGCCCTCGCCGACGGCCCCAGCCTCGTCGACATCATTAACAAGTACTAATTTCCCAACCCAACCAAGCCATGAAACCTAAACTCATTCAGATCACGGACGCCGAACGCGTTGAAACCGCTAAGGCCGTCATCGTTCAACAGCGTAAGAAAAACCAGACCCGATCGTCGTACGAACTGTACGGCATCATGTACTCAAGCAACCGCCTTGTAGTTGAGCGCGTGAACTACGCCCCTGTAGCCGCCGACTTCGCCGCCGTGGTCACAAAGGCCAACATCGCCGGCTACCTAAAGGTCTACGACATGGTCGCCGAGTTCCGTGGGGCTTGGAAGTCCGACGATGAGGCTAAGGTCGTGGCCTACGAACTCCAACCCACCGCCTAATCCCATGCCCGACCCTCTCTCGATGTCCCAAGATATGCTAGCCTCCCCGGCTCATGTCATCCGAGGACTCTCCTACCAAATCGCCTATGCCCGTGATCGCGTCCTCCAAGGCGACTGGACCGAGAAGTACGCCCGCCAGCGGATTGCCATGTGCGCTGCCGTTGCCGAGGAGAACCTCCGCGAGTCTCATAACTGCATG